TACGCATAGCGTTCTTGAATCCCGTTAAGGTTCTGTGACTTTTTGAAAGTCACTATTTGCGAAGGTGAGATATCGAGGCGAAAGCCTTTTCTAAAAATTTCTATCATGCTAATATGAACTTAAGTAGTAGAAAAATCCCAACTATTATGAATACTATATCTAAATCAACTCTTATAACGTTTTTATTTTTCATAGCTTAAAGCGTTATCCCGTTTTCATTTGATATAATTACCGATAAAGTATATTCGAAATCAAACTTTTTAAGGTTAAAATTTCCTGATACTTCACACTCAATAAAGCCTCTTGGCAGTAATACCTCAACTTTCGGAGAGTTCAAAAGTTCGATGAAAGTCTCTGTAAGTTCTATTTGCTTCACTCCTGACAAGCTCATTTGCTTTTTACTTTCCCCAGATCTTTGCACTCGTGAGCTTTTACCGTCTTGGATGTTGTAAAAGTTATTATTTATAAAATCAGTCTTTGATCGGTTGGCAGTCATAGCCTCTTTGGCTGTGTAGAAATAAGCCCACCCCCCATAAGAAGTAAAATAACGAAATTGCAAAGTTTCTTCACACTCATCGCCTTTGTACTTAATTCCGTAACAAGGTATTAAGGGGTTGTTTAAAGAGGTTGTGATTAATGCTGGCAAATACATTTTGTTTACTTGTGCGTCAGTTAGTGTCACATTGGCAACGCCTACTATCGGAGTGATAGGTGAGGAAATCCCACCAACGGTAACAACCGAACCCGGAGCACTTACAAGCTCGCCAACGAACACACTCAAAGTGTTGACAAAGCCCGTCGCAAACTCAAGGTATTTTGGGGCAATAATATTTAACTTAGTTAAATCTTTTTGAGGCTTCAAGGCTTCCGACAATTCACTAATTCCCACAATAGGATAAAAGGCGTCGTCTGTCTCGCTATCGTTTGGCGTTTGTTCTGCAAAGATGAAAGTAGTGTCAAAAATGTATCCGCTATCAAATACGTACTCGTCTGCGAATATATCCGCACCATTTTCGGCATGGACTGCAACGCCTATACTAAATCGTTCAATAGTGTATTGTTTGTTTGGATTGTCGTACTCAAAGTTAAAGTTATCCATTAACAAGCTTTTCAAATATCCCGATACATCAACTCTGAATACGCCAGTACCATACTTGGGTAAAATGTTTTTGATCGTGTAGCGTCTTGTAGTGTACTGAGAAACCATTTCCAAGTCTGCCACTAAGTCGTTAGGGTTTACGCCCAAATCAGTATCTGAGCTAAATTCGAATATAGCCGGCTCGTTAACATTGAAGAATTTTAACGGTTGTTTCGAAAAAGTAATTGCCATTGCTCTTTTATTTTAATTTGTAAGTCTGGTTTTGCAAGTTCAATAACTTGGTTAAATGCTTCGCTGTTAATCGAGTCCGTAACTATGTGAGAGCCTCCTTGTCTGTACCACGTAGTACCTAGTTTAATTATATTTGCTTTGACTGCATAAGGGTTTAGATCCAAGCCTTTAGCGTCAAGCCATATCTGTATATTTGCAATTGTTGGAAAAGGTTGTTCGCCCGGGGCTACCCCTTCATCCAAACCAACTATGTAATCGAGTGCATAAATATCAATTGTTATTTGCTGCAATAAATCCTTTTTTTCAAAGCGTACCGAGTTTAAAAGCGCACGTGTTGCCACCATGTCGTTATCGATTATCGAGCGTTTAAGCTTGTCGATTATTACGCTTTGTACTGCTTCCTCGATTGTCATTTAGTTAAAATAAACAGCATCAAAGCGATATAGTTACATAAGTGAAAAACTACTAAGGTCATTAACGCTACGTTTCTTAACGCTTCTTTTAGATTAGTTCCGTTGTGGCTAAAAGCGTATACCGTCGGGCCAACTAAGTCATATTTTTCAGACTTCGCCCAATCGGACGCTATTTTTTCTTGACTATTGTTTTCAAAATATTCGTGTAAATCTTTTAGCATATCGTTCATAATACTAAATTGTTACTGAAAAAGTTATCTCTACGCCTGTGTGGTTAACTGCGGGAGTCGCTACGTTCGAATTGAATATAGGGCGTAGCCTTATTGCTTCAATCAAATAATCGCAACACGTGAAATAAGATTTAAAGGTGTTTATAAATTCGAGCGTTAAAAGCTCTTTTGTGATTGTGTCGAATTGACCCGGAACATTTACCGTTTCCACTTCTAAGTCTGCGTTAACAGGCTTTGCAATAGTTAGCAAACAATCATAGCGCATCTGGGCGTATCGGTTGCGTGAATTATTAACCACTGGCCCGAAAGTTAGAACCCGATTAACGGCAAAAAAGCTGTAAGGGTCTAAGTTTTGAAGCTGTGAGCCTGCTATATCTGTTTCAATGTACAAAAGTTCGTTGAAGTTGAAAATATTGGCTAAGACGTTGTCTGGCGTTGTGGCTACAACACAAGTGAAATCCCCGTCTATTTGCTTTAATATTGGCATATAAAAACGATTAAATTGTAAAGTAAAACCGCCGCTGCGATAGCTTGCACTAATCGAGAGACAAAAACTATTATCTTTATTTCGGTTTCAATTGACATATTATTTTTTCATGTTGTTGTGAGCGTTGAAGTTCTCAAGCTTCTTTGCAAATATATCAAATAAAATAGTATAAAAGTTAAATAGTTTACGGTTATTATAATTTTTTTCGTTATAGTCAACGGCTATTTGCTTTTTATCCGCCCAGTATTTGAGATAATAGTATTTTTCGGTATGATCGTTTTTAATTCCGTTGCCTCCGGGAATGTTGTAAGAGCTATTAACCTCTTCAACTAAGGCACTTATATTCACGATAGCCCTCTCAAACTTATAGGCAAAAGCCTTTTCGTGAATAGAGAAGTATTTATCTTTTGCGTTTTTGAAGTTAAGTCGTTGTTTAAAATCCTCGAAAATAAGCTCAATATTTTTCGAGCGTAATTCCATCCAGTCGAAAGCGTTAACCTCTGCCATGATGTCGTCAATACTTACCCCGATATTAAGCGTTTTGCAATATAACTCTTCGTTGTCTAATATTATGCTTTCTTGGCTACTCATTTTTCAGAATAGCTATAAGGCTTTCTAAGGCTTGCCTATCTTTAGTTCGGTCTTTGTCGATAAGGCTTAAAACGTTATTTAGTTCGTATCTTTTAGCCCCTTTCTCGTCTTCTGTATATTCCTGTATTTCGTCTTCAATCTCTTGGACTGCGTCTATAACGTATTGGCTATAACTGCCCATGTCGTAAAATGTTGCGTGTGATAAATCTTGTAAGTTCATAATATAAAAAAGTTAGCCCCAACACTCGCTACAAATGAAGGGGCTTTAAAAGTTAGTTGTAGCGAATAGCAAATATAGTAATTAATTTGTTACACCCAACCTCCTGAGGCTTTTAATTCGAATACCATACGCATTATTAAGCTGTCAAAGAAATCGGGAGAGCGTCCTGTGCGCAATTTGTGTGCGCTCTTTTTCTCTAATTTTATTTTTCCGACGTCGTCCAAAGGCTCTCGGCAAATGTTCTCTAAATCGGCTATTATTTGCTTTCTAAATTCCTGATCTTGGCAGTAAATTAAGTTAGCTTCGATTAATTCTTTTAGTTTAAATGCGCATTCGGTTTTTAAATTCCTGTAATTTTTGCCCTTTATCGGTTGTGCGTTGTTGGTAAATGTTCTGGCAGCTACTAGCTTCTTAAGGCTATTAGCTGTAAACTTTCGTAAGCCGTCTGAATCATAAACGATATGCGAATAAGGTATCTTGTATTGCTCCGCTAATAGTATTAACTTATTTCCGATTGCGGTTTCATCAATTTTATCTATAGCTATTACCTTTTCAATTACGAAGCCGTCCCAGATCGTCACCACGAAGACGTCAGCACCGAGGTAGGCGATGTCGCAACTCATGTAACGCTTTGATGTCTTCTCAACGAAAGAGTTTGTAAACAAGTTGCAAATGTCGTCGTAGTTGAATAAAGCGAAGGGGTTGTCATCGTATTCGAAATTCCCGTAAATAAGTCTTTGGATTGTTGCTTGCTCTCCTGTTAGCAAAATATCTCGTACGTATGCCTCAACCTCCGGGCTTGGGTTATCAGTCGGCAAAGCATGAACAAACTTTTTACTCTCGGTTTCTTTTCCGTCCTTGAAAGGCTTATAATACCTATCGTAAACGTGTGTTTTTGCCGAGTTGAAACATTCGAGCATTTTTTTAGTAATGCCGTATTGCTCGTTAAGGCAACGCCCTAAACGGGTAAAAAGTATATCAATAGCTTTACGGTCTGTCTCTGCGCTTTCATCGATTGCACAACCTGTAAGCTCTAAACCTCCGAAGCGTTGGTAAAGTGGATCACTGGGTTTATGTGCTGTATCGATTAAGTAAATTACTGAACCGTTATCAAAAACTATTTTGTTAAGTTGTTGGTTGTAGTTGTAGTGTATTTCGTTAAGCATTCCCGTTTCTTTCAGAACTTTGAAAAGCGTAACGAGAGTTGTTTTCTTAAGTGTAATTAACTCTTTTCTACCTAAGCCCCAAGCAGTACCGGGATAAGTTCGGGCCATGTAGGTAAGCCAGTAACACATCAAATAAGATTTTCCCGAGAAAGCTCCCCCCCCATATCCGACAAAAAGCGTAGTGGTATCAAAAAGTAAACGCCATGCGATTGATTGCTTTTTCGAGAGTCTAACTTTCCCCATTGTCGAGGATTATTTCAAATTTAGGAGCTGCAAGCTTTTCACCTGCTGAGGTTATATCTTTTCTGATAGGTGCGTATTCCCCGTCCATTTTGTTAAGTTCTGCAATTGCTGCTTTAACTTCCGCCCCGGAATAGTACTCAACTTTTTGGATTCCTCCCTCTGTTATAACTTCCCTCCAAGCTTTTATTTCACCTGTGGCGATTTTGCTTAAAAGTTCCATCCGTTTGTACTTGGATAATATAGCCTTTTTAACGGCTTTTTTTTCTTCTTTGATGATAAAGTCCGTCTTTGCCTTTTTGATCTCGTCAGCGGTCTGATTAAAGCGTCTGTTGGCTTCTTTCCAGTATGTGTCAAAAGTTGGTGATGAAATACCCCAAAGACTACCAAATTTTGCTAACGTCTCGGAATAGCGAGCGCCCCAATCTAATTCAGAAAGGATTTCGTTTATACAATGCTCTTTATTCGGCTTCATGCGTCAAAGATATAAATTTATTTTAGTTAAAAGCAAAATAAACAAAGGGAAAAACATTGTTTACGTGCAAACGCCCTGATTAATAAGTACTTAGCTTTACAGGGAAACAAAGATAAAAGCTATTGTTTACGCTCTCAGCCCAGTACCGGCGGGGCTTAAACTCAAAACGTAAACAAAGAAACGATAAACACGTTAACTTTGTTGGAGCTGTGGGGACTCTCACGTGCGTATACGTGTATGTATGCGTTATATATACGTGTTATATAGGTTATTATATAATATAATTATATACTTATATTAATATTATTGTTTACTTTGTTTACATTTGCCCTTAGCCCTAGTGAAATATGGGGCTAAGAAGTAAACAATACTTTGTTTACTTTGTTGCTTATTGTTGCCTTTTTAGGCTAAAAATGAAAAAAGCCTTCTCGAAAGTTAGGCTTTTTATTGTTTCTTTGTTTACGTTTTCTATCTCGCCTTATGTATTGCTCTAAATCTCGGTTAAGCTCTTCGTTTATTTTCTTCAAGAACTCCGCTTTTTGCTTCAAAACAAGATTGCGAATTATCAAAATAAAGAGTATAATTGCCAGGCAAAGGATTAAAAAAGTATCTGTCATTTGGTAGCGATTTTATGGAAAGCGTTAGTAACTTGGTTGTGATCGTGTAGGTAAATATTATTGCATTTTTGCAGCCACGCGTAAAAGCGTTCTACGTTTGAGAGGTCTTTTTTCATGTTGTTTGGTTTTAAATTTATTACTCCTTTAAATAAAATACGTCTTCGGGGTCAACTTCATCCTCAGGCCAATAGCTAAAGGCTACTAAGCCTATGTTCTCATCGTCGCCTTGTCCTTCCTCTATCACGCTATATACCTTAATTTCCACTGGCTCGAAGTAAAAGGTATTGCCTTGCCTCTTTTTAAAAATTCCGCTTTCATCTTTACAATCATCCAGCCAATACTCTTGCCCCACTATTAATTCGTTTAATCGTACTTCGTTACTCATAGCTTAAAATTTTTAATTAGGTTTTCAACTTCTTCTAATTTGTCCAGTACTTGCTTCAAATCCTCGCAAGGCTCTAGTACTAAGTCTTTGTACTTATTCAGGGCTTGAGGCACACTTAGAAAGTGCCACGTAGCTTTTTTGGTAACAACCTTAGTCTCTAATGTGTCGAGGTCTGTAACCTCCTTAGCTTCTCTGTAGTGAAGCGTACACCCTTTCCCATCGGGGTTAATCGTGTAATTTTCGTCAAGTTTTAACATATCTCTTCTATTTTGGTTACACGTTTATAAACTTTTATTTTGTACTCAAAGAACTGCAGAGCTCCTTGTACTGTTCCCGCCTCGATTGTTGTCTCGCAATCTGTGCACTCGTCATTTTGTTCAGCTAAGTAGCTGATAAGGTATTTGCGCATTATCTTTGTATTTAACTCGCCATTGTCCAAAGGGTTTCAGGAGGGCTTTTTTATTGCCTGAGTATCTTGCTCGGCGTATTATAACTTCCGTGTCTTTTATATTTACCGCTCGCCTATAAACTAGGAAGAGAGGACGTTTAGAGAAAACATTGTATTTAGTTTTTACTATCCTACTCATTATCTAAATCCTTTTAACTCGTTCGGAGCGAAAGACTTTCCTTCGCTTAATACTTCTGTGATCGTGTCGCTTAATAAGTAAAGAACCACGAAGGGGATTAAAAAAGCGATTACGCTTATGATGTATGTTGTTGTCATGTTATTTGGTTTTTATTCAGACATCCACTTAAGACATTCTTTTATGTTTTCAAATACAAAAAATAAAGCTTTTTGGTTATTTGCTCTCGCTATATACTTCTTTAAATCATCCCCAAAGTATATAGCATCTAAGTCGCATGAATCATTAGCTACACTAAAATAGCCTCTTTTATCATGCATAATAATCGATTTTACCTCGCCCCATTTTATACCGACTATACTATTTTGGTCTATTTGGTTTAAGAAAATAATATTTGTTTCCTCTTCTCGTAATATTAATTTTTTCATTTTTTTTATGTTTTAAATTCTTTTCAAAGATAATACTTAATTCGAGATATAAAAATAATTTTGTATAAAAATTAAAAATTATTTTTATACTTCTCAATTTTAGCTTTTACGGCTTGCATCAAAATCTCTTGTGTGTCTCGCTTCCCGTCTAATGAAAGTACTACGCTCTCGTCTTCTGTGCCTCTTGCTATAAGGTGGCCGATGTTTACGGGGTACTTTCTCCCTTGCCTGTGAAGCCTTTTATTGAACTGCATATAAAGCTCCAAACTCCAATTAAGTGAGAACCAAAGAGCTGAGCTGTACCCCTCTTGCAAGTTTAATCCATGGCCTCCTGAGGCTGGGTGCATTAACATAACTTGAATTTTACCTGCGTTCCAATCCTTAATATGCTGATCGGTTTTTAACCTTACCGGCTTATATTTCGCCAGCTTAACCAAAAGCCTTTCTAACTCATGCTTATAAGTATAGGCGATTAATACAGGCTTGCCGTTTGCAGCTTCGATAAATTCCTCAGTAGCTTCCAGCTTCAAGTCGTGAATAACATGCACGCCTCTGTCTTCGTCGTAGATTGCGCCGCCTGCAAACTGTAAAAGCTTATTTGACAAAGCCGCTGCGTTCATAGCTGTGATCTCGGTTTCGTCTTCGTTGAACATTTCCAGAACCTTTTCCCTCTCGAAATCGTTGTACTTTTTCATAAGTGCGGGCGGGAACTCGATATTAATAAAAGAGTCGATACGTTCCGGTAACTCCAAGTAATCCTCCGACTTCATTGATATACAAATATCTGTCAGCTTATTATGTATGCGCTCGTCGCTATCGTTCAAAGCATCATAGCTAAAGCCGTTATAACTTTTACGAAAGTAGTTATCCCTAAACCAGCTTATGGTTTTACCGAGACGTTCGCCTCTGTCTAATAGCCATATTTGCGTCCACAAGTCAATTAGCCCATTTGGTGCTGGTGTCCCTGTCAATATCACAACTCTTTTGAAGCAAGCTTGTACCTGCTTCAAAGCTTTGAACCTAAGCGACGCATGATTTTTAAATGAACTACTCTCATCAATTACAAGCATATCGAACGGAAGCATAGACCCTCCGTACTCACCACACAACCAAGCCACGTTGTCTCGACTGATTAAATAGACGTCGGCTTTTTTGTTTAGTGCTGCTTTGCGTTCTTTTGCAGTACCTATGATCTTGGAAAGCTTCAAGCCTTGCAGGTGTTCCCACTTCTCAACTTCGGCACTCCATACGCTCTCAGCCACTCGCTTAGGAGCGATAACTAAAACGGTATCGATTTCCAACTCTTCGTAAATTAAGCGCTTAATCGCAGTCAAGAGGCTTACTGTCTTGCCTAAACCCATGTCGAGGAACAAACCACAAAACGGGTTTAATATCGTATGCTCTACCGCTTTACTTTGGTAGCGGTGCATTTGGTTTTGTTTTAACATAGTGCTGCGCATTTTAAAAGTTCTTGGCAAAGTTCCGCTGGTATTTTTGAACGCTCATAGCTTCCTCTTTTTCCTTGCGTTCCTGTTTTTGCTCCACGCCTTGCGCTTTCGTGGTGGCAATGCTTATTAATTATGTTCCCCTCTTTATCATATTTATAATTACTGCACATTTCCTTCGGCTTCCAATTTTTTAAATTAGTCCATATATCTGTGGGCTTTGCTCTATCGTCTCCGTATTGGCAATACCAAACCGTACGCCTTGTAAATTCCTGCATAAATGGCATGTGTCTTAACATCCCTCTAGGATTTTCAAAAGTGAACGTCATTTTAGGATTGATTTTTAACCACTCTTTAATCAATGAAATTACGTGTTGATTTACCTTATCGCATTTTTTAGCATATTCGCTTTTCGGTTCTGTTCTGTTTCTGTGAGTACTTATTGCAGCGATTGTGTAAGTAGTACAATCAAATGAAGCGTGAACGTGGTTTGGTATAAATGGTATTTGCTCTTTTGTTAAATTTTCAATATCGATTGATAAATCTATTTTTTCGTAAGGAGTCCAGTCGACTGAAAAAACATTCATTCCTAAATCTTCAGCTGCTTTGCCTATGCATCTAGAGCCTGCAAATAATTCTAATACATTCATGCTATCGCTTTTATAAAATTATTAATCTTTTCGGTTGTATCGAGTACCCAAACTTTAAAGCCTAACGCCTCTAAGCGTTTGTGGATTACTCTTTGTATTGTTGTCGGCTTTTCGCCTTCGCTTTTCATTTCAACGAAATAAGCCCTTCCTCCGGGAAGTAAACAAAGCCTATCCGGTAAGCCCGTAACTTGAAAGGGTAAGAGCTTAATAGCCCACCCTTTCAAAGCTTTAACCTCAGCAACTAATTTGCGCTCGAGGTTTTTCTCGGACTCCTTACGAATTAGCATCTAATACTTTTGAGTAAGATTTTTTAGTATCTGCCAATTGTTTATTGTACTCTTCCGTATTTTCCAGCATCATAGCCTTTTCAATCATAAAGTAAATCAATATGTCGTTATACTTCTCGTTTATCTTTTCTTCGCTGTGGAAAGTACCAATACAACTATCGTTGCGCATATCCTCCACGCTTATAAGGTGCTTACGCAAAAAGCCTTGCAATACTTCCTCACGGGTTAAATCTGTCATTTGTGCCCCTCTCTCGAAGTTGTGGTAAGGGTTGTTGTCTCTGCGATATTCTTTGCCTTTAATTAATAAAAGTTCTTGTAGTTGTTGTAGTGTGTTGGCGATAACCGCCTCGAATTGTTCTTCTCTTTTAGTCATGGTTCTTTATTTATTATATTTTTCCTAATGTAGCTTATTTCGTTTGAATTTAAAATGTGCTGTTTAGATCGAAGCTCACCGTTTATAGTTGTAAAACGTATCTGTGTTCCATCGGCTCTGAATAAAAAATAGGTATTTGCTAAATGCAAAGACTCTACTATTTTAGGCACGTGCTCCGCAACATTATAATTCTTTTTTTCGGGAGTAATATTTTTGCTTTCCATACATTTTAAAGTTTTTAGTTGTGGCGCAATATTCCCAAGCGTCAAGGGTTTTCATTATGTCGTTAATATCTCGGGTGTTGTATCGGCTCATGTCCT